AGCAAGGTCTCCCCCGGGGACTTCGCCAAGGCGCGCAAGGTGTTCGCGGACTCGCGCTACCCGGCCATCCGGGACAACGGCGTGAAGCTGATGGACCTCGCGGTCCAGATCAGCGCGCTGGGCAAGGACCCGGGCATCGGCGCCCTGGCCTACATCCAGGCGTTCACCGACGCCTACGCCGGGCTCGCCGGGGGCTGTGCGGCCGTCGGCCACCCGATCCCGGCTCTGACGACCAACTGACACGTAACAGTCAAGACAGGAAGGTTTTATCCTGATGACCCGCAACCTCCGCCACGGTCTGGCCATGCTGGCCGCGCTCGGCCTGATCTTCTCCGGCGTATTCCTCATCGCCAGCCAGAGCGCGTACGCCAACGAGACTCCGGCGCTCGACATGATGACCGCTACAACGTGCTCGAACCTGGAGGGCTGGTCGCCCAACCCGGACGAAAAGGCCGACCGCTCGCCGGAGTCCAAGCCCGAGGGCCTGGAGTTCAGCAACACCGACCTGACACATCACGAGACGGACCTCAAGCTGGCCGACCTGAAGCCCGGCTCGTTCGTGGCCAGCAAGACGCCGGACCAGCCCTCGTTCTTCTCGGTCGAGATCACCGACGCGGACGGTGCGTACGGCACGCTCCGGTGGAACCCGTCCGAGGGCACCTCGGGGGAGTGGGACCTGGTCACCAACCTGGGCCAGTTCCACCACGCTGACCCGGCCGACTTCATCGGCACGGCCACCAAGTGGGGCCTGATCACCGAGACCGCCCGGGTTTTCTCGTTCGGCGTGGGCTACACCGAGCATCCGGCCGGCACCGTGACCACCGTGGTCTCCTCGGTGACGTTCAACGGCCACACCTATGACCTGACGTGCCTGCCCGAGACCGAGACCTCCAGCCCGGCCCCGCACTCCAGCTCGACCTCGGCGGCCCCGCACAGCAGCACGGCCAAGCCGCACAGCTCCTCGTCGGCGCCGGTCGCTGGTGGGACCGGTTCTCTCCCCGTCACCGGGCCGCCGGTCGGCCTGATCGTGGGCGGCGCGGTTGCGCTGTTCGTGCTCGGCGGCGGCGCGCTCTACCTGTCCCGGCGGCGCCGGACCACCTTCCAGGCGTAGCCTGGATACGCGGCGGGCCTTCCTAGGGCGTGGCCGCTGCACAGCCCGAGGCCCGGTCTTCCTCCCCGTGAGACCGGGCCTCGGTGCATCCCCAGATGTCCGAGAACCTCGCAGTAGGATGACACCGTGAAAAACCCCCCGCACAAGGTCAACCCACTCGGCCCCATGAACAACCCCGGCAAGGCCCGGTGGTGTGATGAACACCGGCGCCTGGAGTGCACCAAGGGCCGGACCAAGGGCCGGGGCACGTGCCACCAGGCGGCCGTCCGGGGCACGAACGGATGCAAGAACCACTCGGGCTACTCGCTCGCCGTGCTCAAGGCCAAGGGCGAGGCGGCCATCACGGCGTGGAATCCGCTCAGCAGGTCGGCGCCGACCGTAGACGCGTCGGCCGCCGTGCTGAGCGTGCTCCAGATGAGCTATCTGCGGCTCGGTGTCTACTCGGACCTCCTCCGGCGCCAGGTGGCCGTGGAGGGCGACCAGGCCGACAACCCTGCCACCGAGGACGAACCGAACGCCAGCGGCCTGATCGGCTACCGCTACGGCGCCGCCGGAAAGGACGGGGTGGTCTACGTCCAGAGCGAGGAGGTCCGCGCGCTGGTGGCCCTGGAGGCGGCCGAGCGGGACCGCGTGGTGAAGTACGCCAAGACCGCCCATGACATGGGGATCTCGGACCGGCTCACCCAGATGGCGGAGCAGTGGGGAGACATCGTGGCCGGGCGCGTGTCACTGCTGCTGAGCGCGCTCAACCTGACTCCGGAGCAGACCGAGCGGGTGCCCGAGCTGATCCAGCTCCACCTCGGCTCGATCGACATGACCGCCATCGAGGCTCCGGCGTGAAGCACCGGCCGTGCGGTGCGTGCGGCCAGCTCGTCCCGGCGGACACCGGGTGCGGGCACTGGAAGCCCGGCCGGTCGGCCAAGGCGGCCGAGTCGGCCGCCCGGCGGCGCCAGGCACGCGAGGACCTGGCAACGTTCCGCCGACAGATAGGTGTGCGATGAGGCTCGACCTGGCTTCCAAGATCCTGGCCCGGGGCAAGCTGGACCGCTGGCGGAACTCGCCGGTGGCCTGGGCACACGATTGCCTCCCCGGGGTCCGGCTGGCGCCCTACCAGGCCGAGGTCCTGGACGCGCTCCCGCGTGAGCGCCGGGTGGCGGTCAAGGGACCGCACGGCCTCGGGAAGTCGTTCAAGGGCGCCATCCTGGTGAACTGGTTCGCCACCACGCGGGAGCTGATGGGCAAGGACTGGAAGATCATCACCACGGCCTCGGCCTGGCGTCACCTGGAGGTCTACCTCTGGCCCGAGATCCACAAGTGGGCCGATCGGATCGACTTCACCACGCTGGGCCGGGCGCCGTACAACCCCCGGACCGAGCTGCTGGACCTCCGGCTCAAGCTCCGGTACGGCGCGGCCACGGCCGTGGCGTCGAACCAGCCGGAGCGGATCGAGGGCGCGCACGCCGAGGAGCTGCTCTACCTCCTCGATGAGGCCAAGATCGTGCCCCCGGCCACCTGGGACTCCATCGAGGGTGCGTTCTCCAACGCCGGTCCCGACACGGCGGACAACGCGTACGCGTTCGCCATGAGCACGCCCGGCGCGCCATCGGGGAGGTTCTACGACATCCACCGGCGGGCGCCCGGATACGAGGACTGGTGGACCAAGAGCGTGAGCCTGGAGGAGGCCATCGCGGGCGGCCGGATCTCGCGGGCCTGGGCCGACCAGCGGCGCCGGCAATGGGGCGAGGACAGCGCGGTCTACCACAACCGCGTGCTGGGCGAGTTCCACGCCGGCGACGAGGACGCCGTGATCCCGCTCGCCTGGCTGGAGGCAGCCGTGGAGCGCTGGTACGTCTGGGACCGGGCCGGGCGGCCGGACCAGGGCGGCCCGCTCTGGGTCGGTGTCGATGTGGGCCGGGGCGGGGACGAGTCGGTCCTGGCCCACCGGGACGGCGGCGCGCTCTGGCTGGAGGGCCACCGCAAGCGCGACACGATGGCCACGGTGGCGATGCTCCAGGGCCTGGACGGGCGGCCCATCATCGACGTGATCGGCGTGGGCGCTGGCGTCTACGACCGGAGCCGGGAGGTCGGGCTCAAGGCCGTGGCCTACGTCGGCTCGGGCAAGACGACGGTCCGTGACAGGTCACGCAAGTTCGGGTTCACCAACGTCCGGAGCGCGGCCTACTACCACCTCCGGGAGCTGCTGGACCCGGCGTACGAGCCCACCCTGATGTTGCCCCCGGATGACCTGCTGGTCTCGGACCTCACCACCCCGACCTGGGCCATCACCACGGGCGTCCCGCCCAAGATCCAGGTGGAGCCCAAGGAGAAGGTGATGGAGCGCCTGGGCCGCTCGCCGGACCGAGGGGACGCCATCGCCATGGCGATGTGGGCGGACCGGCTGATTGGTACGGGCTCGTTCGTGGCGCCGGTCGGCCAGCTCCCGACCACGGGCCTGAGCCCGATCGGGCGGCCGGGCCGGTAACGTCGCACCTCCCCGAGTTGTCCGGCGTCCGTGCAAAAGTGTGGCCTAGATCACTGGGGGTTACCGGGTGCGGATCGACCTATGAATACGACGGGCGAACCGGCTGGACACATTGCAGTTATGGCGGTAAGGTAGACGCATGATTGAGCTAGATTGGGAGGCCAGCGCGCGAGCGCGGCTGGAGAAGTTGGTGGCGGACACCGTCGCCAGGATCAGGGCGGGTGCCGACGAGATCGAGCGCGAGGCCCGGCGCAACATCGAGAGCGCGGCGGCCGGTACCCGGAGGCTGGACTTCCAGACCTACCCCCGAGTCGCTGGCCAGGTGGCGCACTCCGTCCAGACGGTGGTGTTCAACCTCCCGCTGGAGAGCCTGATCGATGCGGCCACCGACGCCGAGGCGGCCAGGACCGAGAAGGCGGCGGACCGGTGAACGCTGGACAGTACGAGGGCCTGATGGCCCGCCTGGGCGAGATCCTGGACCGGATGCCCGAGAGGAAGGCCCCGGCGGCCCCGGCCGCTCCTGAGCCCGATCAGCTGTTCGCCGGGATCACGATCGATCCGCTGGACCAGACCGGCAAGGCCGCCGCGAGCCTGGCGCTCTACACGATGTTGGGCGTGCTGGACGGCTGGATCGAGGGCGCGCACAGCAACCACGAGGCCCTGGGCCACTGGGGCGAGAGAACGGACCGGTTGTGCTGGACGGAGTTCCACCCGTCCGACATCCGGCGCATGGTCAACGACGCGGCGCGAGAGCTCGGCGTGGGGGAGTTCCCCCGCCCGGCCGCGCCCAAGGAGGACGAGTACCGATGAGCACGTACACGATAGTGACTCAGATCGGGGACTGGACGTTCTGGGGAATGACCCTGGCCGTCCGGGTGTACTCGTGAGCACCCGGAAGACCGGGCCGGTCCGGCGCCTGCTGGATCGGCTCGGGCTCGGCACGACCGGCGGCGGGTCTCGCCTCCCCTACGAGGGATGCTGGGCCTGTTTCATGGGCCGCCACGGCCAGCAGTACGACGCGACGTGCACGTGTTGCCGGAACAACCATTCCGGCATCCGCTGACACTTAACAGTCAAGACGGTAAAGCCCTCTGGGAAGCTCCAGGGGGCTTTCCCGCGTTCCGGGGTGGGTAGACCATAGGGGAGGAGGTGATTCCTTTGGTGTCGAGCCGTGGGGGAAAGTACGGTTTTGTCTATAAATCGAGGCAGAGGGTCTACCGTGCTCTCCGTCGAAAGGGTCTGAGCAAGAGCAAGGCTGCGAGGATCAGCAACGCCGGTCGCTTCCACGTCCAGCGCTCGCTGATGTCGAGGAAAGCCGCTCGGACCAGGCGAGCGAAGGGCGAGAAGTAGGCGGTACTGTGCAGTCAGGAAGGGAGGCACCATGACGGATGCCACACAGAGCGACGCGGGCGCGGTCGAGGGCGTGGGCGACGCCGACACCACCGACCTGGACGCCCGGATCTCGACGCCGGACGACGGGTTCCCGTCGTTTGACGACCAGGACTCCGAGGTGGTCCAGGCGGGTCTCGACGACGAGGACCCCGAGGGCTACTCGGCCGAGGCGCCCGACGAGGAGGCCGAGCACTGATGACGCGCTACAGCCAGAACGGCTACTCGGCGTGCGACTCCTCGGTCATCGCCAAGTACACGGTTCCGGGCAGCAAAGTCACGGTCAACATCCGCAAGGGTGACGTGTCCGTGGTCCTGCTCGACTTCGCGGGCTGGTACAACGCGAACATCGAGGCGCTGCGCCAGAGCGACACCGGCGGCTACAACTGCCGGGACATCGAGGGCTCGTCCACGCTGAGCAACCACGCCAGCGGCACGGCCATCGATCTGCGGTGGAACGACCACCCCCGGGGCAAGCGCAACGCCGGGTTCAACTCCACCGAAATCAGCAAGATCAACAACAAGCTCAAGGAGTACGGCGGAGTCATCCGCTGGGGGAACAACTACAACGGCACCCCCGATGCGATGCACTTCGAGATCAATGCGGGCTCGGCGGCCGTCAAGAAGCAGGCCGACCGCATCCGCGCCAAGGGCAAGCCGAGCACCGGCGGCGGGTCCAGCAAGCCCTCGGGCTCGCTGCCCCACTACGCGGACGGCTCCCGGGAGAACTCCCGGAGTAAGAACAACGTGGGGACCGACGTGAAGACCCTCCAGGTCTTCATCGGCTCGGCGCGTTGCGGCTCCCCGGACGGCCACTACGGCCCGAACACGGAACGGGGCGTCCGCTGGTACCAGGACATGCGGGGGCTCAGTGTGGACGGCGTGGCCGGTCCGCACACCTGGGCGCCCATCCTGCACGCGCTCAAGGAGAACTGATGACCCAGGTCAAGATTTTCGGGCGCGAGCCCGCCCTCATCGTCGGGTTCATCGCGGCCGTGGTGGCCGTGCTGCTGGGCTTGAACCTGAGCTGGCTCTCCGCCGGTGCCTCGGTCGCCATCGTGGCGGCCGTGGGCGCCATCATCACGGCGGCCACCACGCGGCCGGTCGCGCCCTCGCTGTTCGTGGGTGCGTTCGTCGCCGTGGCGGCCGTGCTGGCTCAGTACCACTATCACCTGTCCGACGGCCTGATCTCGGGCGTCTCGGGCCTCATCCTGGCCGCGTTCGCGCTGTTCGGCGTGCGGCCCCAGGTGACCCCGGCGGCCGACCAAGCCGCCATCGCTCCGGCCCAGGGCGCCGTCCGCTAGGATTCGTCCTGACTGCTCGGTCACGAGGAAGGCCCCCGGCATCGCTGCCGGGGGCCTTCTCTCGCCGGTGGGTCAGAAGCCCCCGCCGTCGCGGTTCAGCTCCGCCTTGATCGACTCACACATGCCGACCAGCTCCCCCAGTCGATCGTCCAGCGCGGCCGTGAACTCCAGGGCGTTGCGGGCCGACTCGACCACGGGCTGTTCCCCGACGGCCGTAGCGACCAGGCCCAGGCACTCCTGTTGCTTCTCCTTGACCGCAAGGATCATGTTCTCCAGCTCCTCGATCTGGAGTCCTGCGAAGCCAACCGCTTGCACGTGGCCATCCCTGCTCATGTCCCCCCATCCCGGGCGCGTCCCTCGCGCCCTCTGCTCTCTACTTTACAGGCATGACGGTAAAGTGTCAACGGATGCCGTTGACCGGTGGATCGTCGTAGCGCGCGGACCAGCTCCGGCGCCAGAGCCGGACCCGGACCCAGTGCCGCTCGCGGCCGACCCCGGGGAGGCCACACGGCGCGCCGGGACACCATCGCTCCAGGTGTACGCGGCCGATGGTCAGCTCCCAGTGCCGCCGGTCGCCGTACGACCACCAGCGGGTCACCAGCAGGCGCCGCCCGAGGTTGTAGCTCCAGACGGTGGACTTCACCGGGCGCCGCCGATCCGGACCAGCGTGCGGCCCTCTCGCGGGTGCGAGCGAGACTCGGGCTCTTGGCCCCTGGTCCCTGTGACGGGGACCAGGGCCAGGACCCGGCGCCAGCGCCACCAGGGCACCCCACGGCCGGGTCCTGACCCCTCGATCACTTGGTGCCGCCGCTACCGGTACCCCGGCCGCCCTGGTCGCCGTCGCGGCCCCCGCCCTCGGTCCGGCCGGGACCGGTGCCCGACCCGCCCGAGCCGCCGGTAGAGCCGCCCGAGCCGCCGTCGGTGCGGCCGGGGCCGGTGTTGTCCTTCGCCATCTCGCTGCCCTCCTCTTGGCGATACCTTACCGTCATGACTGCTACGGCGACCGCCGGGGGCGACGCGGTGGAGCCGTCCCCGACCCTGCACGACGGCCGGCCGGTCGCGCGGTGGTTGCTCCAGACGGTGGCGCC